ACAAGGTGTCTAAGAGTCCTGTGCAAGCAGACAAAAAACTTGTGGAGGAGTTTGGTGAGGCGTGTAAAAACGCCTTACTAAAACAGTTTACTGAGGACAGAAAATCTAAGTTTGAGATTAGAATGTCAAATGCAGGTAGACCTCTTTGTCAACTACAGATGGAAGCTAAAGGTGTAAAGGGTGAGGGACAACCTTACAATGTAAAAATAAGAAATACATTTGGTGATCTCATTGAAGCACTAGCTTTATTTATTATGAAATCAGCAGGAGTAAATATAAAGAATGAACAAAAAAAAGTTACATATGAATTTGAAGGAAATAAAATTGAAGGCAAACAAGATGTTGAGATTGAGAACAAGATATGGGATATTAAAAGTGCATCACCATATTCATTTGATAAAAAATTTGGAGAAGAAGGTGGATTTCAAGAAGTTGTTAGAGATGATACCTTTGGTTATGCGTCACAAGGTTTTTTATATAGCGAAAGTCAGAACAAAGATTTTGGAGGCTGGATAGCAATTAATAAATCTACAGGTGAATGGGCTGTTTGTGAAACACCTAAACTTGTAGAGCCATATAAAAGTGAAGCTATTAAAAAAGCTGAAGATAATGTAAAAGCAATTAAAGATGGTGTACCTTTTAAAAGACAGTATGATGCGATTGAAGAAAAGTTTAGAGGTAAACCTACAGGTAATAAAGTTTTGGGCTTAGCTTGTTCATTCTGCCCATACAAACTTCCTTGTTGGGGAAGTAAATTGCAGTTGTTACCACAACAGCAATCTAAAGGTAAGAGCCCTAAATGGGTTTGGTATACGGAAGTTAATAATCCTAAACAGGAGGAAGAGTTTGCGTAACTGGGTGAGCATTAGTTTTGAGGGGTCTAGTGTTCACCTTTACCGACTATGTATTGTTTAATAATAAAAGATAATGATAAGTGGAGAATATTTACAAATGAAATATGGGACTCAGAAAAAGAAGCAACTGACTATGCCAATAGAAATAAATTTAAAAAGTCTGTTGAGTGGAAAGTTGTACCGTTTGATTACAAATATTTTAAAAAAGTATGACAAAAAAATTTAGTAAGTCAGCATTTAAAAATGCTATAAAAGTGTTAGTAACACCTTGGGAAAAAGGTTTTACCTGTGGAATTGTTATGGATTCTAGTACTAAGATGACCACAGAAGAGTACGAATTATGTTCTACAATTGCTAGAGGCATGATAAAGATGGCAACTACTGACCCTCATTCTACGTTTCTATGGGGCCTCCGTGGTTTTGCTGATGACAAGAAAAATGATAACAATGATCTAACTATTAACTCTATAGCAGAGTTTGATGATGAAGATAATGTTATTGACTTTCTTGAATTTTTAAAACAGAAACGTGATAAGGAGTTAAATTAATGGCAACACATGTTGTAATAGGTGACCCTCATTGCACACCTAAAGCAAGCAATGAAAGATTTCTGTGGGCAGGTAGGCTAGCCTCAGATGTACGTGCTACACATATTATCTGTATGGGTGATTTTTGTAGTATGGATTCTTTATCTTCGTATGATAAAAAGAAAAAATCATTTGAAGGTAGAAGATATCAAAAAGATATGGAACATTCACATGAAGCATTATCTTTGTTTAATAAAGGTTTAGGTAAATTTACAGGCAAGAAGATTATGCTACATGGTAATCATGAAGATAGAATAGATAGGTTTGTAGAAGAAAATCCTGAGCTAGATGGTACTTTAAAAATTAGTGATCTTAAATTTAAACAATATGGTTGGCAAGAGATACCTTACAAAAAATTTAAAGTTGTTAATGGTGTACACTATGCTCACCATTTCCCATCAGGTATAATGGGTAGTGCTATATCGGGAGAAAATATAGCAAGAAGTCTCTTGACAAAACACAAAGTATCTGCTACAGTAGGCCATAGTCATTTGTTAGATTATGCTACATCGACTTTACCTAATGGCAGAAAATTAAATGCTTTATCTGCTGGATGTTATTTAAATCATAAAGAACATTTTGCTAGAGATACTCAGCATATGTGGTGGAGTGGTATTATAGTTAAGAGAGAAGTTACGAATGGTGCTTACAATATGGAAACAATTGACTATAATGCAATAAGGAGAGAATATGGTAGACGATAAAGTTAATTCACCTGCACATTATAAATATGGTAAGAAAGAAACTATAGATGTTATAAGAGATTGTATGACAGATGATGAGTATCATGGGTACTTGAAGGGTAATGTTTTGAAATATGTTGCAAGGTACAAATTTAAAGGAGAGCCTTTACAAGATTTAGAAAAAGCTCAATGGTATTTAAGCAGATTAATAAAGGAGGTTGAATGACACACGGTGAGAAGATGTCTTTGTATGGTAAAATTATAGCACTACAAGAAGTTATGATACATACGCAGAATGAAATAAATAAATTAAATAAACAACTACAGGAGGCAGACAATGGGAGCAATAAAGCAAGCGTTAATAGAAGTAGATGATATGGTTTGTAACTGTTTAAATACAGGTAGAACTTTGAATCAGACTATAAGAGATTTAAGAACAGAGTTTAATAAAAGAGGTAGAGATAATCCTTATTTATTAGATGAAGATTTAATAGAAGATAAATACTATGCATTTAGAGGTGCCGAATGAGTGTAAGAAAACATTTAGTAAAAGCATTAGCTAGAAAATATGAAGCTGAAATAGCACAAGCAAAAGCAACAGTAGAAATATATCTTGATAATTCTGTAGGTATTGGGGAACATCCTCAACATATACAAGAGTTAGATAAGTTATTAAGTCAAATATCAAATGCACAAGAAAACTTAGATACACTAGGTAAGCATTTTGATTACGATGATATACCATTTTAACAGGAGGATAGATGGAAAAGAAAGAAGAACAAAAGAAACAACAAACTACCCCAAGAACTTACTTAATAAGTTCTGAACAACTTATGGATATTATGAGATATTTAATGACTAGACCTTATGGTGAAGTTGTTAAACTCATGAATGCTTTATCTGTATTAACACCATATAATGGAGGCAATACAGATGACCGAAAAAAATAATTTAGATAAATACACTGGTATACTATTTGAATTAAAAATAGGTCTTAACAAAGATAATGCAATTGTTATTGATTATGGTGGTAAGCCTGTTACTAAAATTAGAGAAGCACTTAAAGGCTACCCATATCATGGTAACTTATGTGCTGCTGTAATCAATCATGCAAATGCTGTAGGAAGGAAATTACAAGATGATATTAAACAACTTATACAAAAAGTTTAGATATTACTTTTGGCATAATCCTGTTATGAATAAATTAGAAGGTTATGCTAGTTCATTAAGTAACTGGTTTTGGCGTAAACGTTGGGCTGATAGAAGTTTATATCAGCACAGATATTACGACCAAAAAAAAAGACCACCTGACTAAAAAGTCAAGCGGTCTTCGTGTTGCCTGCTAGGGAAGTCTATTAATTTAGGCTTCCCTTTTTTATTGCAAGCTATCCATTTGTTCTGTTATTGGTTTTCTTTTTGGTAATAAAAAATTCTCTGTTTGGAATATTGGTTGTATTCTATTTCTATAAACATTGTCTAATATATTTGTGTAATCAGGATTCTCCGCATATATAGACATTCCTTTAAACATTTCTTGTGGCCCTTTATCTATTGCCTCTACAGTATCTTTATACCTTTCATCGCTTTTAACTAAATTTATAAAAGCTCTAATACTACCTTTATTGTCTTCAAAGGCTCTAAGTTTAGCACCACCTGATGTTGGTAAAAAATCTTGATCACCAGTTGCGTGTATTCCAAAAAAATTGTTAGCTTTATTTGCAGTGTCTGCACCTTTAAAATTAAAGTTGCCTGTTTCTACAGCTGCGATTGTAGCAATAAATGATGTGGGTATTTTTCTTTCAAGAGAATCTTCAGGATACTCTGATTTTACCTCATCAACTACTTTTATAAAGTCTTTTGTTTTTGTTATATCTGACATAGCTATAGTTATAAATAAAATTGCACTAGCAATTCCAAGCCCTAAGAGCTTTATTAATTCTAGAATTTGGATCATTAGCTGTTTTTTTAGATGTTAATTTCTTTTTCATCCCCTTCA